CTATTATTATTTAAGTTACCTCCAAGAGTATTACCTCCTTGTATATTTTGGTAAGCATCCCATTTAGATGCTAATTTAGATATTTCTTTAATATCTTCTTGAGTTAAGCTAGGGTTTATCTTTTTTAACTCAGTAATGTTTACATTCTTAACTTCTCCAAAATAATAACAATCCTGAAAAGTTGGATCTTCTGTTGGAGACCAAACCATATTAGCAGGATCGCACCATTCTATTTTAATTCCATTATGTGTATCAAAAGAATGTTTAGCAGCAGAAACTCCTAAAACAGTAGCATCTTCATCTAATCTTCTTTTTATTAAATCGTAGTTGTTTAACTTTAAAACATTATCAATAGCTTTTTCTTCTACTACTTCAATTTCGTCTTTATAAAACTCCATGTGAAGATCAAGTTCCTGTTTTGTTTCAGGCATTTCATCTTCTGGTATAGGATACATATCAATACCAAATAATTCTTTAGCATCTTTATATATTTTTTTACCAACCATCGCTTTTTCAATATTGGTTTTATACGAGTTTTTCTTTTCAGAAGATATACTATCAATAGCCTCAGCCTTAACCTCATACTGTCTTGTAGACATTCCATTAACAACAATATCAACAAACTTAGGTATAATAGGTACTGGAGTCCAATCTAAATTTAGATAAGATATATCCCCATTAACACTCATTTCCTTTTTATACTTTTGAACAGATTGTTCTCCTCTTGCGTATAATCTTAGTTTATGAAAGTGATCTCTATTCGTGTAAAATCTAGAACCATTAAGAGATGTTTTTCTAAACCATTCTCCCTGAATTGCGTGTCCTACACTTCTACCATATTCCTCACTCATTTTAGTAGCATCATCAGCTAATTGATCTGGAAAATATACGTTAGGTAATGAAAAGTCTTGACTCATATTTATTTTAGTAATTCGCTTTGTAATCCTTTATTGGAATATCTTGCAAAATTAAACAATATTTCTTTATTATTTCTAATGGGCTTAGATACATACGTTTGATTAGCCATTATAGCAAAGCCACTACTAATAGTTGCATCAAACTTAGTTCTATTACTTATGTCATAATTAGCCCAGTCTAATAAAGTTCTGTTAAAGAACATGTTACCCATTTTACCAGCATCTCTAAATTGACCACTATAATCAATACCAACGTGCTGATCTATATAAGCTTCTAATGCATTTGCGTGTAACTCAATTACCTGAGTAGATGAAGGTATACCACCTAACTCTTTTTCTGATTGACTTAAGTCATTCTTGTGCTTATCAGGTCTTCTCAAACAAAAACCAGTGTACCCTCTATTGTAGAAATATCTTAACTGACCAACCTTATTATTCTCAATAAGAATTGGCATACCATAAAACACACAAGCCATTAAACAATCTTCATAAAATTCTTCAGATGTCCTTGGTCTTGCTATATACTCTAAAAAGAAAAAGTTACTTGGAGCGTCATCCATATTGAACTTTGTCAAACCATGTAAAGAACCTTTAGATCCACCACCTCCAACAACTCCAGATATATCATATGTATCACATCCAAAAGCACCAACATGTGTATTACCAGGATATTTCTTACCATTCTTTATCTCTATCTTGTTAGACATATCTTTATTAGGAAACCAAGTAACTTTGAAATTACCATCTCTACTAGGAATCCATATAACCTCACTATCTTTTATTCCATTCTTCCATGCAAACTTACCTGTATTTACAATTCTGTTTATTTCTAACCCATCATTGTAATCTATTTGTTCGTATATTTTAGCTAAATCATATAAAGAGTTTTTAGCCTCATCTCTAAATGCATGACTTTCTGTTCTTGGAAACTGTCTGTAGAATTCATTTAAAGCGTCAGAATTGTTCTTTAAGGCACTAACTTCGTTCTCCCAATAATCTATAACCCCCGTGTAAATAAAACCTCCCTGAATGTCCCTAATAGGTTTCTCAGGAGTCCTGAATACTGGTTGACCATATATATCAATGTATCCTTCGAAATTCCACTCCATAGGAATGAATAAAGCGTAAAGACCGCTAAGTGTTTGTCCATTTGCATTTCTTTTTGTAACGTCTGAATCGTTATATAATGATTTGTAATTCCCTCCTCCTTTTGATATAGAGTTTGATGTAGAACCCATCATACACTTACCAATAATTCTTCTACCTAAACGTAAACAAGTTTTAGTAACCCTCCAGTTATTAAGGATATTGTTTGGTACTTCCCACTTACCACTCTCATCATGAACTAGTCTTAATAATTTTTCCCCATCATAACTATTATCTGCTGTATTCTTCCAGTCAATAGTAGTATCTAATCCATCAACATCATCTTTTAAAGAAGACATATTGTTCTTTGTGATTTTAGATGCTGGTACACGATAAGCTAATTCCGTTTTAGGCTTATCCATACCATCCATGATTGGTTTAAAAAAGAAAGGGTAGTTACCAGATATAGGAACTACTTTATCAGTAAACATCTTTTTAGCATCATTACCAGTCTTCGATAGAATACCTAAACGACTATCTCGCGCAAGTGTAGCGGTATTTACTAATTCAGCAGAAGACATAAATGAAAAACCAGAACGTCTATTCTTTAAATAACACATTCCATAACTTCTTTCATCAGCTATACAAGCCTCCCAAAATAAAAAGAATACTCTATTAGCCTCTCTGAATTCAGCATGACCAACATCAATTTTAGTCCATTGCAAATACATGTAATGTGTACCAGTTACATAAGTTGGAGTACCATTATTGTAGAACCAAAACCCTTCTTCCCTTCTATCAAATTCATTCTCTATATACTCAACGTATTTATTTTTGAATTCGTTTGGATATTCATTCCATTGGAATACAGAAGTTATTTTTTGCAGTTCTTTCGGGTATTCAAAAGGACTCCAATACTGCTCTTCTTTTTTCTTATCTCTTTTGTAAACTGTTTTTGGTACTGAAGGTAGTGCTACGTGAAGACCTTGTATTTCATACACTTCTCCAATAGTACCGTCTTTAGATACAACAACAACATCGAATTCATGGTTGTACCCATATTTCCATTCTTTCTTCTTGTTTAATCTATCAATGTCTTTTGAATCTATTTTATCAATAATTCTAAATAAACTATTATCTTCCTTTACTTCTTTTTTCTGCGAATGATTGGAATTTGACTTCATCTACTTCTTCTTTTTGATTACCTTCAAGCATATTTTTCTCAGTCTCTATCTTTGCTAAAATATAGAATGCATCATCTAAAGCAGTTTTCTTTGCTAAAACAGCATTCCTCATTTTATCAGCAGATATATCATCTAGTGTGTCATCAGATATGATTTCATCAGCAAGCACCTTTATAAGTTCTATTACAGACTTATACGCTGCTTCTATGATCATTTCTTTTAATTGTGCATGATCGTGTTTCATAATTCATTTAATTCGATTACAACGTCTCTATCGTACATTCTATAAACCTTCTCTCCTTCTACATCAAACTCGTACTCGCTATTCTTAGTAAAAGCAACAAAACTACCGCTCTTTAAGTTTAACTTTCCTTCTTGATATTTACTTGGGTATACAATAACACCAATATGCTTCTCTTCTTTTTCTGTAGAGTGTAGTAATTCATTTTGAATTCTAGCAATTGGTTTTACAAAACAATAGTTTAAATGAGATTTCCATATACCATTTGATTTATATAGGTATATTCTATCTTGACTTACTATGTATAAATCATCTCTAAAAAACTCTGGTGATTTAGTTTGTCTACCTTTCATGTCGTGATACGTTCTGAACACATTATGATGAAGCACAACAACGTCTCCTACTTTTACCTCTCCTTTATAGTATATTGGCAATTCAATTACTACAGCTATTCTATTTACATACTTAGCTAAATCTAAAGAAGTGTTAAAAGTAACTTCAACTCCACCAATGTTTTTGGTGTTAGTATATTGTTCTCCAATAGGAGAAACTACAAAATTATATGGAGACTTCATTAGAAATTTATATTAAATTCTAATACCATAGGTACATTGTTATTTATCTCTTTCCAACAAAGAACTTCCTTGTCTTTTTCAATCCATATAACAATACCAGTGTCTGTTCTTTGTATCACATGTATTACGTAACTACCAAACACAGGTTGTCCAACAACGTAGTGCATAGAGTTTTTGTAGTCATTCCCTATGCTGACTTTTCTTATTTCTTGCATTATATTAAATTTTAAAAGCCATCGGTTAGGATGGCTTATCTTTTATTTTTCTTCAGTTTCTTTAACCGTGTAAATACCAGTTGATGTATCAATGTCAACATCACCATACTGCTCTTTTAAATCATCTTTAAATTTGCCGTAATCCTTTTCTAGTTCTGCAATCTGAGAAAGTAACCCTCCTTTTTGAAATTCATATTGAAGTGTTAATCCACCAACCATTTCTCTTCCTCTTCTAAAAGATTCTTCAAATGTTTGAATCTTTGATAACTGATGTTCTGTAATACGGTTTTCAACCATATCTGAAATTTTTTTGTCTTTCATGTGTGTATTTAATTAAATTTATATGCAAATATAGTTATTTTTATTTAAAAAACTTTAAAAATGGAAACGCAATCTTACCATACTTCTCTAATAACCATATAACTATTACTGGTATTAAAAACCAAAGATACATCCAGTAATTGGGTTTCTTATCTATATTCTTAACAAATACTTTTTTAGACTCTGCTCTTTTTACATTTAACTTTTTTACAGAAGAGACTTTAGTTATAGCTTTGGTTTTATCAGTTTTAACAGAATGTTTTTTCTTTGATTTTATAACTGTATTGGTATATGACTTACCATTTATAACAATTGGTTTTAAACTATCTAAATGC